TTTCCCTCCACATAGGAACTTTGGTTCCTGGCTGAACGTTCTCTAGACCAGCTAGGATATCTGGGTAGTCTATAGCTGTGGTGGGAATCTCCTTCCCTGCACGGCTCGTGTAGGACGGAGGGGTGAGTATCCCTGGTCCTATGTCTTCACCCACCCGTGCAGCTTCGATATAGGACGGGGCTCTGCCATCCCAGCTTAGCTGGTACGTTCCTTCCCAACCGAACTGCTGGTATCCCCATAGCCTAGGGTCTAGGGGTATATGACTAGGATTCTCTATCACATCGACCATAGCTGCGTAATCATCAGCACTCTTCAGTTTCATCATCTCATCGTTCATCGCTTTCAGGGTCAACTCACGAAGGTCGATGAGAGCAGAACCGTGTAGAGCCTGACGCATCCGCATCACGCTCTTCTGAAGATTATGGCGCACCGAAGGTCTATAGAGACGACTGGTCCTTCCGAGCAGGGGCTGAGCCTGGTCGAGCAACGCCGCCAGGACCAACTGGTTCCCATAGTCTAGGGCCTCTCCCTGGCCTAGCGCAGTAACCAATCTGTCCTTCAATAGTTGTGCTTGCTTAGGGTCAGTGATTCCGGCAAGAGCTTGTTCGACAGCTGGTCCGACACGGATGTTCGTACCGGGTATGGTATCGGTAGTGAATATCCTGTGAAGCCCCATCTGTGCTTTACGCACGAGAGGATTCACACTCATCTTTACTGGAACGGTCCCGTACTTCAGGAGTTCTTCGGTCGTTGGTACATATACACCACTCTCTGTCAAGAGCCTAGCAGTACCAACATCTTTCATCCCGCTACCGATGGGACGGAGAATCATCCCAGGTCCACGGAACGGCAAGAGTTTCTCAGCGACCCGTCCTACAGGTAGAGCACGAGATACAGGACCTATCTTCGAGAGCAACTGAGCGCCCTTCCCGGCAGCACCCGGAGCCCCTGCCACCATCAGAGCGTCTAGACCGTAGCTCACAGGCTTCTCATAAAGCTGAGTGAAGAACTCAGGAATATCCAGCCTTATGAGTGGACCGTAACGGGTCTTCAGGTCCTCCATGATGGCTGAAGGGGCATCTTCGCCTTCAGGCAAACCTAGTTCCGTAGGTATCCCAAGGTTGTTGGTACCTGTTGGCATCCATGCGTCATACCCGAAAGCCCCTCCTACAAGGGCCTTCGCTGCGATAGGGTCTTGTTCTATCTGTTGTTCTCCGGGAAGAACTTCTGCTACGCCTTTAGCAACATCGTGGGCTCCGTATTTCAGCAGTGTGCCAATTCCACCAGCTACCAACCCAAGCCCACTAAGGATGTTCTTACTGAACCCTAGAGGACTTATCCCTTGTTCTATAGGAACAGAAACCCCTGGTTCGCTTTCTATCGTTCCAGCGAACGTAGGTTGTGGTTCACTCGGGGTAATCTGGGACAGCGCAGAAAGGGTAGGAGAAACGGTAGGAGACACCAGAAGTGTTCTCAGTGTCTTCTTCGGCGTAGAACTCTCTATCAGAGCTTGCCGTAGTTGGTCGATGTATTCAGTCATCAACCTGCTCCTGACACCATCCCAAGGGTAGCGGGGTTAGAGTAAGCTTCGGCTGCGAGGGTGGCTATCGCTCTCGCGTTCGCTCCGTACATAGAAACGTATTGTGCTGTAGATGGGTCTTGTGCTATGATACCGAATATGAGGTCAGGAGTAGGAACCACTCCTGATTCTACGAGCATCCCAGCAGCGTCCATCGCTACCTGACGGACTTCAAGTGGATTGAACAAGTCCTGTTGAGGGGTATACATCTCCGGGAGAGCGGGTTCGTTATACCTCTGGTTCAACTGGTATATCTGCTCGCTCGATGGAGCATCACCGAACTGTAGGTCGGCGAGACTCGAACCTGCGGATGCAGATGCAGGCAGATTAGAATAATCGAACAGTGGAGATGGAGTGCCTCTTCCGTCAGGGTATAGAGCCCGTACGGTATCTCGCAACGTACCTACTTGGTTCGGACCCACCATGTTTGCAGCATCCCAGGCGTTCACCTGAGTCATCGCTGAGCGCCTATCGGGGTACATCGTGGCTGTGCCTTCGAGCGTAGCTGCAAGTTGCTGAAGGTTCGCTTTCCTGGTAGCCGCTCGTTCTTGCTGAGTAGCTATCACATCACTGAGTATAGAGTACCCTTGAGATGGGTCCAACCCTCCCTGAAGAGCCGCGAGGAGGTTCGTCAGGGTTGTGGTTTCATATGGATTGAAGTTCACCATGATTATCCTCCCAGCCAGTTAGCTATGATATCCAACAGGGTGACTGGGGTATCGAGTAGACCAGGCTCGTAGATATTACTGCCACCTTCATATTCACTGGTGTATGTGCGTGTACGCCGAGCCCTACGGATAGCTTGCAACATCCCTCTGAGCATCTCAGGGGTATAGGGGCCAGGAGGAGGTGGGCCTATCTCCTGCCGATACATCTTGAGGATTCTAGATTCTCGTGAGTTGCCGGTCTCGTCGGTAGCATAAGGTCCGCCCTCACGGATAGCGGTATTCGCTTGCTCGTTCACTGTGGGTTCTTGTTTCTTCTTAGACCCGGATTTAGTGGTGGTTGATTTCACGTTATCGGTAGCTAGCAGACCACTTATCTGACTAGACAAGAACTCATTGAGAGCTGCGTTGGATGCAGCTTCCTGCTGAGCAAGTGCCATCTGTTGACGAGCGAGACGGTTCTGTAGGTTCTGTTGACGTATCTGGTCCATCCGCTGGCGTATCTCCACCGGCATGGTGCTCGTTATGCCCAACCTACGGTCCCTCATCTCTTGGAGGAAATCCTTGTAGTCTTGCACGAGGTTCGTCTGTGCGGTCTCTCGTTCGATAGCACCTTGGCGTTTCGCAGAAGTGGTATACCCGAGGTTTCGCTGACGCTGGGAAGCCAGGAGTTCTAGACCCCCGGCTCCCAGCGTCCCGTACAGCCCAGCAGCTGCGGCAGCCTCGCCCGCCGGAGTGCCGTAGGCTATACCTTCAGGGGAACCCTCAGGCGCAGGTTCAGGGTTTGCTGTACCCAGCAGTCCCGCTAGTCCGCTTAGCTGCGTATTCAGCGTGTCAGCGATGTTGTTGGAGATTTGATTATACTGAGGATTCAACCCCTGAAGCTCATTGATGAGACCACGGTACGCTGAATCAGCGGCAGCCATATAGTCACCGAACTCGTTCGTACCTCTCTTGGTTTCCCTCTTTATCGCTTGGAGGGAAGGCTTGTTCGAGAGTCGAACGTCACGGGCTGCCTGACGGTAAACCTTCCGTCGCCTAGCCATTTCGCCCTCCCTTGTTCCTGTTCTTCTTACGTCTTCGAGTACGTTTACCTGTTACACCTTCATATCCCCATTGTTTCAACCCGAGAGGAACGTTCTGTGCAGCAGCAAGAGCACGCTGTATCAGAGCTTCTATCATCTGTTGCTGGTAGTTCAGGTACGCTTCCCCTTGCTGAGAAGCGATGTCTGCGTACTGTTGGGCAGCATTCATCGCTAGGTCTTGACGGTTCCGCGTGTAATCTGCGTTCAGTCGAGACCAGTCACGGGTAGTGGTACCGGAATCATATATACCTCGGTCTACGAGACTTTCCCGCAGCGCAGCGGTATCTATACCCTGCTGGGTAGCCATGCGTTCCAGAGCTAGGTCCACCATCGGCTTTATCTGTTCTGCGGCTACTCCGAGAGAAGCTAGTTGTGCACTCAACTGGTCTTCGTACTGCCTCATGGAAGCCTCGTACTCAGGAGTCAGAGGAAGCCCTGCGGCTTCTGCTGCGGCCTTGATAGCGTCCGTAGAAGAGCCTGTCGTGGTCTCTGAGGCTCCCTGGGGTATACCACCAACCTGACGTGCGCGAGCCGCAGCAACGCTCTCAGGAGCTTTGAACGGGGCTATATGGAACCCGAGGTCCCTGAGATATGTTCGTTGGTCATCTCCGAGGTATCCACCTTGTTTCGATTCCCTAACGGCTCTAGTGGCTTGCTTCCGTCCAAGTTGAGTGAAGAAGTTCAGAAGTCGTTCATTATCTCCGGTAGAGATAGCTTTATTTACCAAGCGGTCTACCCGAGGACCTGCGTTACCAAGGGCGAACATCGACTGATTCCCGTAGAACGCAGGAGTACCTGTCTTGTCACCGAGTTTCGGATACCAGTTATAGTATCCTTGTGGTTCTGGGCGTAGGTTCTGGAAGAAGTTAGACTGGTCCCGTCTGAGGTCAGGACGCCCTTCGTTGTGGTATGCCTGCCCTCTCTTGCGGGCCATCCACGGCTGAGACGCAGCCGTTAGCTGGTTCTTCTTCCTTCCCGGCTTTATCTCTCTAAAATAGGGCATCTACTGTACCTCACTTTGTTCGAGCGTCACATACGCTATCGCTTCCCAATCATTAGTGGTAGGGGCGTAAGACCCATCTGTCGTGATGCGAAGGTCTATCTCTGAGTCTGCCGACCATCCGTAACTTCCTTTATTGAACTTCGCGGTATAATACCTCTGACTCGGAACGGTTGCGATTGCTGTCGTCGCCACTCCGTCTATGAACAACGTAACGGTCATCACACCTGCACTCTTCGCTGCGGTCCCTGAGAATCCTAGAGCGAGTAGAGAGCCTCGGAATGGCATCGTAACCGATGTTGCTAGCCCGCTCGGAGAAAGCATCTGGACGTTTGTTTGTTCTGTGCCGATATTATCGTATCTGAACGGTATAGACAAGATACCCCCAGACCCTATCTCAAGAGCGTATGCTAGTTGTTCTAGTTCTTCGATAGATTCTGATGAGATACCATTATTCACCCTACGGTACGTTACAGAGCTGCCAGTACCACTCACACCCGTCCCTGAGTACCACTTTGACCCGAATCCTGAGGTATTGAAGCTCGTTACTTTCGTCTTCGCTGGCATCAGCGTCTCGGTTCTACATCGTATGCGAACATCAGTTCTTCGATGTCCATGACACTTGATTGTCCGCTCGGGACCGTCTGCTCGAACCGGAACTGCACGTAATCTATCCCCGAGGCTCCACCTACATCTAGCCGTTCACGGTAGACCCCAGCTTCAGGCCAGGGACCGATGGTGTCTCGATGAATCTCGGCCCCGTTTCCGTATGTATAGACCGTGATACCTGTCTGAGACGCGGTGCCTCCGCGCTGGCGAACCTTATACATCAAGTGCCGAGGGGTAACCTTCGTACCAGGCCCGACGGGCCATAGTTCTGAGGTCCACATCTTATAGGTTTCAGTGAGAGTGTCGAAATCCTTCTGTAGACCTGTGCCTGGGATGTTCCGATAGCTGAGTAGCGTACCGATGGTGGCGTTCTTTGGAGCCATCAACTGCGTGTAATCGTAGTTATAGAGAACCGCAGGAGCTTCAGCGGTATTATCGTGTTTCTCCTGATACCATACCCCGGTACTTAGGTCCAATGACCACACGGTACCCGTACCAGCATCCACGACACTGTATACATCATTGATGAAACTGCTACTCGCCCAGGTCGTGATTGCGTAGGTGTCGCTGATGGGGCGTGATACCAGTGTAACTTCGCCAGAAGAGTCTGCCATCCATACATGCTTCACACCTGCACACATTACCCCATAGGGGGTCGGCATCAGCGACCGGCCGGGAGCCACCCCTCCAACCGGCAGGCGTGTTAGCGTGAATGTGTCGGGGCCAGAACCCGTTAGATACCATAGTGAAGTCTTCTTTCCTATGAAGAGGGCATTACGGAACGGGACGATTTCTTCGATAGGTTCACCATCATCTCTACCGATGTCGATATAATCGTTCGCCCCCCAAGTGGTTTCATCATTGATATTAGAGTAATACAGACGGTAAAGATTAGTGGCTGTTCCTCCGGTGAAGAGTCGGTTCTTGTGAAACGCTATACATCTCCCGGCGGGAGCATTAGTAAGTTCTGAAGCACTATCATTTAGAGGGTCGTATTGCCTTACGGTTGCGAACCTATGACTCGTGTAGAAAGTCTTCTTTAGACCTGTGGTAAACGCTACAGGGTCTGTGTTCACTGCCGTCGAAGGGGAGATGGTTTCTACCAGAGACCATGCTCCTGTCGAAAGGTCATTCCCTTCTTTACGATAAACCTTGTAGTCCGTAGATTCAGCGTTCGCCACTAGATACTGCAAGTCTAGGCTGGTTGTGACCTTCTTTACAGGAGTAAGGACGATAACACGGTTTGCTATATAAAGCGTTCCACTCGTAGCTGTGGCAGAAAGGCTCGGGGGGTCTGTGGTTTCGTCAACCTTTACCCAGGAAGAAGAGATAGCTGCATCAGGACCACTCCATGAGGTATTGAGGATACTTGTATATGGAGAAGAATGAGTAGTGATTGCCTGAGCATTATTACCAGACGTAGCACCAGCGTCGTTCGATGCTATCGGTATCAGGATAGATGGGTCCTTGGTTATCGTAGTTGAGGCGAAATCTACTGTTTGGGGAGTACTTCCTGTTGATTGACTCTCTGCTACCGCAGTTACATCATCTATGTTGGTCCATTCCATCAAGATAAGAGCCATGGGAGTAGATGAGCCATTAGTGAAAGACTCGCTCCCGCTTCTTATTGCTGAGTTTATAAGTTTGTAAACAGTGATAGCTGTGGTAGTTCCCGTTGTTCCTACCAAAGTCCATCCGCTAGGTGGGGTTATCGTACCTTGCGAGATATATGCTGCTTTCGGACGGACTAGGATAGCTAGAAGGTCATTGTTATTAGTGGTACTTACAGGCCAAGATACAGCGATGCTGGTACTTGCGTCAACCGTACCAGTCGCCTGTTGAACGAATAGAGGAGTTTCATAAGAAGGTTGACGTGCTGAGTACCCGATGCCACGAGCCACCTTCGTAGAAGGTGCACTCGTGGCGCTCGGCTTCAACCAACCCACGCGGGGTTTCAGGGAGCCAGAAGCATCGGGTACCCAGTTCTCTAGTTTCGCTGCGAAACCCGGAGGCATCATAGAATCCTCGATATGCCCGAGGAGACCCTTCTCCGAAGTTAGCGGCATTACGCGATATTCAGTCATCAGTCTTTCCCAACCACTAGAAGCGCGATAGCTTTCTGAAGGTCGTCATAACTGAAAGACGTTCGCCCGTCTAGAACTTCTTGCGCTTTCATGAAGAGCGGGTCTATATCACGGTCCGTGTGAGTCTCGAAGTTGGTATCTATGCCTCCGAACGCAGGAGGAAGAGCATACCTATCGAGGTTCTGTTTCGCGGAACGTATACGCTCGAATGCCATCACTCTAGCTCCCCACTCATATCGACCCACTGTTGAAGTTCAGGAGCTGTAGGCTCCGCGAGGATACTGATGGGCGAAGATATATATTTATCTTTCCCGATATTCGGAACAGGAAGTTCCCGCTCGTAGTCCGATAGGAACCTATCTGCTTCATCTATCTCCGCTTCCGCATACTTCGCCTGAGCTACGGCGAAACTGACCATCTTCAACTGAAGTCCCATCGGAAGGGTGCATGTGTCTGTCGAGTCGTCAAGGTCCGCAGGTATATAGCTGAACCTCAGTTCATACGTGGTACCCGCCGAAGGCGTGGGGTATATCTCGATGTTCTCGTCGAATACCCTAGCCAGCGTTCTCGGGGGAGATTCGGCTGCATCTTGGTAGCTATCGAAGATATCTTCATTCGTGAACTCTACCCTCTCTGTAGTATCTCCGCTCGTAAGCGTGAAACTCTGAGGTGCTACGAAGTCGGTAGGTAGAGCAAGGGTAGACACGCTGATGCTGCCGGTAGCTTGTTTCGTCATAACCTTAGTCCTGAGACACAGGTCTGCTTGGGCCATATTTAGCCAGGCAGCCACCATCTCAGGAGAGATGAAGTTACGTTCGGAATCTCTGAGGAGGTTATAGACCCTCTGGCGCATCTGTTCTAGTGTGAAGGCCATCATCTATCCTTACGTATCGAACGGAGTATCTTCGACGAATATCGTACCTGCACGCGCGGCAGCAGCAGTTCCGGTCCCTTCCCACTTCCATCGCCAGGTACCCTCTGAAGAAAGGGTGTATACCTTCGAGAAGATACCTGTGGAGTCCTTCGTGATGGTCCCTCCCCCGTACGTGTAGGTGTCAGTGGTGCCGTTCGGACGATACAGTTTCAACGTAACGGTCGTGGGGTCCGTGAGGGTCCCGTCCACACGAAACTCACATCTGAACTTCGGGCTGTCACCGACGTAGTATTTAGCCATTCGATGCCTCTGCTTTCACGGTACGTTCTACGCTCGGCGTAGAGCGGTTCAGTTCTATACTCGCTTTCGCTTGATGTCCTATCGTTAGGTACGCGATAGCTTGGGCGAAGACCGCTGCTATCGCTCCGGTTATCGTTGCTGCCGGGAGCGTGGGGTTCGCTGTGAGAACCGCTGCAAGGATTGCTATATCTATCCTAGCTGCCGGAAGAACCGGGGTCGTCGTGAGAACGACCGCAACTAGCTGAGCAGTAACTGCGGCAGCAGGCAAGCTCGGAGTTACCGTTAGGACCTGAGCTGTAAGGGTGTAATCTATCCGTCCAGCCGGTAAAGTTGGAGTGGTCTCCAACACCACTGCATTGATGTTCCCAGAACCTGCATCGTTGACCGTGGCTGCCGGGAACGATGGGGTCGTCGTGAGAACCGCAGCTAGTATCTGTAGGTCTATCCTCGCTGCCGGGAGGCTCGGTGTGGCTTGCAACGCCACCGCGATGATAGAAGGACGTACCTCCGCTGCTGGCAACGTGGGTGTCGTGGTGAGTACGACAGCGGTATGTGTATAGTTAAGCGTTGCGGCAGGTAGCGTTGGGGTTGTCGTCAACGCTGCGGCGAGTATCTGATTGTCTATCCGTGCTGCTGGTAGGGTGGGTGTGGTGCTCAGGACCACAGCGTTTATCAGAATCGTGACGTTCGCAGCGGGGAGGGTTGGAGTAACCGTCAAGACGGCTGCTTGTATCTGACGGTCTATCCTCGCTGCTGGCAGGGTTGGGGTCGTTGTAAGCGTGACTGCCAACATGCTGCCGATAGGTTGCCCCCTGGTGGTAGCATTCCCATCTGTTGCTGCGTAGATGTCTCCATTCGCAGCGTAAGCAAGGGCGAATATCGTCAGAGCCTGCTGTGAATATGTGACATCGGTAATCTGGTCCCAGTTCGCACCGTCATCTGTAGATTTCCACAGCCGACTCATCTCTGTAGAAGATGGACGGTCGTGAACGAATAAATCTCCTGAACTGTTTATCGTTAGCGCACCAGGGGACGTGATGCTCGCGGCTCCTACCTCGGTCTGTGCGATGGTTCCTGTCGATGCGTCTATAGACCCATCGTGCGCGTTCGTTATCTTGAATACTCCATCAACGGCAGAGAGAAACAGAGTGTTCGCTGATGGGTCTTTCACGAGATACCCAGTGTGTTTCGTCCCAGAGAGCTTGGTCCATATGCGGCTCCAAGTAGCTCCGTAATCGTTGGACCTCAAGAGCCCATACTCTGGATAATAACACCACACGTACTGACTGGTACCGTTCCAAGCGAACTCAACATGGCGGTTCGCCGTTGCGGTTGCGGGGATGTCGAAGACTTCTGACCAGCTACCGCCAGCCACCCTGCTATAGATACCATCACCGTCAGAAACTATAAGCACAACTTCTTGCGATGACCCATTCTGTCCAACAGCTACACCGACGCTCCTGTTAGACGGGAATCCGGTCCCTCGTTCGTTCGTCCATGATGGAGCACTAAATGGAGTAGTAGCCTTGTAAAGACCACCTCGGCTGTTAGTATCTCCATCTCCTAGCGCCGCCCAGACATTGTTACTAGCATCTAGCGTTAGCTTCCACGCTGTATCTACCGTGCTATCGTCGAGAGCACTAAGACTTTCTCGATGAGCGGTCTGCCATCCATCACTTGTGCGGACGATACACCAGTCGGCATCGCCCACCATAACGTAATCCTTGTTTGAAGAGTGAGCGATAACATCACGCTCGATGGTAGCCCCAAGTCCATCGACCGCTGGGTACCATTCCGGGGTCGCTGCAAGCCAGTTCTCTGTCCACCATATACCTGAACGTCCTGCGGAGTAGGCGTAAGACCCATCCACAACGATTGAAGCACAATCGTAAACGCTCTTGCCTAGCTTGTAGAAATCTTTGTCGGTTCCTTCGACGAGCCACCATTGAGGCCCGCTGGAATCTGTTATCGTTTCATTGACATTACCAGATAGTGAGATACAATCCCAGCTAGAACCAGTGTTCGTTGACCGGAAGAGGCTTTCCCGCCACGCGGTCTCTGACTCGTCGGCGACTGGGTTGCAACAACCAACCAGGATACGGGTATCAGACCCGACACGTTCCACGTCTATAGCAGACCATACCGAGGTGGCGATGTCCATGTCTGCCGGTGTTAGGTCGGTCCATGCAGAGGTATTGTTGTTCCATTTACGGATGCCGCTGTTACCAGCAGCGACATACACCATCGTAACACCACTTTCGCTTACGGCTACGCATTCTTGAGCAGTTACGAAAGCGGAAGAAATCTGAGTCGCTGTGGCACTTCCAGTGGGACCATATGCATTGGTAACTCGATAAACACCTGGGTTGGTTCCACCATCTACGGTTACATAGATAGTATTATCTGCGTTCGGGTCTTGAGCTATGCTAGTAACGTTTCTACCGGAAAGGGTACGGCTAGTGAAAGAACTACCACCGTTCGTAGACCGTTTGATACCATCGAAAGTACCTATCAATATGTAGTTAGAATCAGTTGTACGCTGAAGTATCAGTGACCCCGTTTGCCTCGGGTGAACGTCACCGCCTGCTTCGGGACCCCATCCTGTCGAAGTCGTGGTGAGTCTCGTCCAACTTTCACCATCGTCGATGGACCTGAAGAAATATATAGCTCCACCAGCGGTTCGGGTGCTGGTAGCCATGAAGTAAAGAATGTTCGGATTCGTTGGAGATTGGTAAACGCTAGCTATGCGCTGATGCGCGTCTGTAGCCAGTCCTGCGTTCGTCGCTGCCCATGTACGCCCGTGGTTCAAGGAACGAGATACACCTGCTACATCTGAACCAGCCCACACGTATCCCCGCGTAGTATCCTTGATGATTACGTTCTGGAATCCAGCTCCATCAATGACAGACCCAAGGAACTTATAAGCATTACCACCGACAGGGGTAAGACCAACCGTAACCCCGCCACCCTGGTTTACTTCGGTAGCTATACCGATTTCGATATTTAGGGCACCACCAGTGGTAGTGATAGGAAGTGCCTCAGAGCCTTCATTCGCGTACCCGATGTTCGCGTTCAGAACCGGAGGGCCGAGCCAGGTTTTTCCTAGCGCGATGTCATCGAGGATAGCAGTTTCGTTGGTGCTGTTGCTTAGGGACCCGAATCCGAACTCTCTTCCGTCAGGTCCGGTGTTCCAGTTATCTGTCTGGTTACCAAGGGTTTCGTCAGGGGTAGAACCGTTGATATTGGAACCCCAGAACAGCTTCGCCTCTAGGTGCCCTACGGTTGCGCTGAAGACGAAATGTGTTTCTATCCTGAACTCTTCACCGGCGACGAATGCTTTAGTAGAAGTATATCTTGCGGTTGAACCGGAGTCTATAAGAGCAACGGTACCACCGGGAAGTATGCGAACACCAGCAGAGATGCTCAGTGGTGAGTTCCCTCGTACCCGGTAGAATATCTTGTTCGCAGAAGGAAGAGTAGTGAAACTGTGATAAGACCGAGAATATATCTCTGAGAGGGTACCGAAACTGTTCCATCCAGCATATGCGAGAGCAGAGGTTCCTCCAGTTGTCGCTTTACCTGCCTTTACTCCCTTGATGATGTCACTGGTGGAATACGTGAGGGTAGCATCGGTTCCGGTGTTAGCGATGTCCAGAGGCGTGCCGCTATGGGTTTCACCTGTGATGACAGGCGACCCCTCTGTTCCGTTATCAAACGTCCATGAGCCATAGTAGTAAACCACCGCTGCCGCAGGCAGTGATGGTGTAACCGTAAGTGCTACCGCTGCTACGGTACGGTTCAGTTGTGCGGCGGGAAGACTCGGGGTGGTCGTAAGGACCGCTGCAAGGACCTGAGTATCGACCCGTGCCGCAGGAAGCGAAGGCGTTACGGTGAATGCCTGGGCTGTGACCTTTATATCGACACTCGCGGCGGGAAGGGTAGGAGTCGTCGTGAGCGCTGCCGCGAGGACCTGTTTGTCTATACGTGATGCTGGAAGGGTAGGCGTCGTGGTGAGAACGACAGCATTTATATACGTCGTTCCACCAGATACCTGAACTTCTGCTGCTGGTAGAGTAGGAGTAGTGGTAAGAACAGCGGCTGTGTGGGTGTAATCTATCCTCGCAGCAGGAAGGGTAGGAGTGGTGGTGAGAACAGCGGCAGCGATATAAGTATTCTCGTAGAACGCTGCTCCGAATCCCTGCCATGTATCCGACGATATGGTAACGGTGGCGGCAACGTTTCCACCGCTACCATCTGTACGGTCATAACTCGCTGTCTGGTTCCCGTAGTCGTATTCACCGAGGTTCGTTACGTTCGTCGAAACTGAGCCAACAGCAGCCTCACCTGTATGGAACAGGAATAGAGCGACCGTATCGAGTCCCGTGCGGGTGGAGATGGTAACGGTTCCACCGTTGTTCGTTCCTGAACCCGAATCGTTTCCAGCGGTGGCTTCCAGAGAAACCGGAACAGGATTATCAGTCGTAACGGTAACACATCCGCCTCGATACGAGCTAGCTCCTGTGTTGACATCAATATTAACTGTCTGTGCCCCGGAAGGGATATTGTTTGCGAGGAAGAAGTGACAGGCCGAATCATCTGCTGATGCTGTGTGGAGCCTCGGTGACCCTGTTATCTCTGTCGCAGCAACACCACCGTACGTGATACTAGCTATGGGCTGAGCATCTGTCCGGTTCGTCGCGGCCAACATGATGATGGCAGCACGGGGCGTACCCACCGGAGTATGGGTCCATGATTGGTCAGTGGTGCTGTTGCCTGAAGCCGCTGAATAAGCATCGAAGGCGATGCCCATAGGCTATCGCCCCCTAAGATACTCTGTAGAATCCAGAAGCATTGACGATAGCAGTAAGTGTCGTACCATCCGTAGTAACCGAGAAATCGTGGTACGTCAATGGGATGATGTTACTGTTCACGTTCGTGCCCAATGGGTCATAGACCACGAGCAACTTCACGAGGGTGTTGTTAGTTGCTCCACCAGCACTCGTCCATTGAGGGTCCGGGATATCGTACTCCACAACGTTCGCAGAGTCATCAGGAGACGGTGACGTGATGTTCGTCTGGTCCCACCATACCCGAGCGTAGTTCGTGAAGTTAGCTTCGGTGTTAGACCCGGCAAGAAGGTCAGCAAGGGTATCGTAGTTATTGAGCGTATCGTCGGTTTCTGCCACCTTCAATAGCACGATACCGAGCTTGCTAGCACTCGCTCCACCGACCTCATCTACGGTACGGAACAGCTCTGCCGCACGTCCTTTAGCGATATTGAAGACGCCATCGGCCATAGCTGGCTCCTCTCAGAATCGGAAGATACCTGAGGTAGACCAGACCAGAGTGACGTTCCCGCCGGTGAAAGCAGCACCGAGGCCCGTAGCGTCATCATGGTTCGAGAACAACGGAGAAACGGTATCGGTGGTGTTGTAATAGAATATATCGTAGGATTCAGGAGCATCGCCCGTCAGAGACGTATACGTATGGTCGTCGGCGTCTACCACCAACACGGATGAGCTTATGCTCGACGTGAAGTTAGCGATGTTCGACGTAGAAGCGAATGCAGGAATCTGTGCAGCAGAAGCACGGTCAGCTACATCAACATCTGCTGTCTGAGAGATAGTGTCATCCGCTTCATCTACATAGAAATACCGCATAACACTGACGGTATCCCAGTTGATAGGCCCGGTCACATGGGTACCGATACTACCAAGCAGCTTACGACCTTCATCGTAAATGAAACTCGCCATCAGTTACCTCCATTGAGTTTATATATCGTGCGTTTCTCACGCTTCTTCGCCATCTGTTTGCGGTCATCCTCCTCAAGCGCCTTCTCGAAGATAGGAGTGAATGGTTTCCATATCTTATCCCGTGATTGATACTGGTTCATCTCTGGTTGGATGCTGATAGCACCATCTATCTGACCATTCACCTGGCGTCTTACGATACGACTACGGTCTTTATCGACCGCACCGATACGCAGGTTCGGAGGGTTCTTTACCTCATTCACTACTTGGAATCCGGCGAGTTGAAGATGGTCCTTCCATTTCTCCCAACTGACCGTATTGAGGATGGTATACCCTTCGGTATCTATATCGAAATGTATCGCTTTATTATCGTGAAACTTTCCACAGTTGTTACAGGTCTTCGGTTGTGGGTAAGGCTTAGGAAGTTCTACTACGAATGTCAGGGTTGTGTCGAACCCTGCTCGAAGGGTATCATGGCGAAGCCGTACACCTGGCATCAGACTATGAACTCCGTTCCGGGAAGTCTATCGAACTCGACAACCACCAATGTAGGTGGTCCGTAGTTACTGTTCGCACCTATACCTGTGGTCGTACTGCGAACCCTCCAACCAGGAGAGAGAAGCACGGCATCGGGTAGCGGAGCGGTTGCCCATATGTTCGGCGTAGAACCTGTCAGGTCCTTCGCTTGAAGTCCACCACCCCAGTGGTACCTAGCGGTAGTGGAAGCTGATTGCGCGGTAGTCGCACCCGCAACCAGTATCTGAGTGTTCGTTCCATCGTCGATGATGAGGGTTGGCTGAGGAGTCTGTGTGGCACCTTGTACCATCGTGACAGCGACCGTCAGTAGCTGCCAATATTTCCCCGCTGGTACGGTTTCTGAGAACTCCGTGTTCGCAGCAACGTCGGTCCCCGTGACTATCCTTAGAACCCCCTGTCTGCTCCCGCTCATATCTCCTCCTAGTCAGCGGTCGTCAGCATCCCTTGCTTGATGAGAGAAGGCTTATGAGTACCGCAGAACTCCTGACCAACGAGAGCCTTGTTCTTACACTGCCGTATCTCACCGTCCTTGGTGATGAAGTGTCCACAGCGAACCTCTTGCGGTCCGGAACCGACGTTCACGTTTAGACCCTCAGGCGTCGTTTGTCCAGGGGCTAGCCATAGCCGGTACCCGAAATCCTGGTGACCCAGGAGATACTCCTCCACCTGCTTACGCTCTTCGTCCGTCCATCCGAGGGTCTTCTGGGCAGCTTCCGTATCGAAGAGTCTATCTCTTCCACGGAACTGCGCGCTCAGCCCTGGAACAGGCGTGACCTTACCGGAAACAGGGTGTACCTGTTCCCACTTCGGCCTGACCACGTAAGTCATGTTCTCCCAACGGGACATAAATATCACAGTAAGGTCCTTTCATCAATAGCCCCAGGCCACCCAACGGAGCCCGGTGACAGCAGAGAGGTTCGTGCCGTTGGTTACCTGAGTCACGAGCCCATCGGTATATCCCAACAGCTTCTTGTTCCCGGTATCGACGCTCACCGTACGGACCGCAGCCACGTTCGGTTGCGTGAAGAGAGCACCGCTGAGAACTCCCCCAGGGAAAGCGTCCCATAGCGCAGTTATATCTTCACCACCCGTAGGGTAGGAAGAATCGAAATCGAAAGTTCCCGTCAGGACAACAGGGCGCTTCCCGGCGGTCGTAAGGCCACGTATAGACCCACCGATGCCGCGAACCTCACGGCCCTGCCCTGCGTGTCCAGGTACCTTTGTGGAATACTTCGCGTCACCAGCGAGAGTGTTATCCCATACGGTCCCGTTATCGAAGTTTATCTTAGCCATATCGTCTCCTAGGATGAGAAGGGCGGGAGCGGGTGCCCCCGCCCTGAACTCAGACGGTTATGCCGTCACATTCTTCAGGATTCCGTGCACCTCAGGAGTCACGACCTGAAGACCGCTCTCCGTAAGGTACTCGTCAATCCAGCCGTCGGTGCCGTTACCCTGACGGTCGATGAGAAGCTTCGTAGAGCCGTTCGAGAACGGACGGTACATCAGCTTACTGACATCAACAGCCAGAGCCCAGGAACCCCAGCCCTGCCCACCGCCAGGACCGTTCTCCAAGAGCCGGTGCTTTATGATGTTGAGCGTACCGTGCGAGGTGAGCCACTGCTTCACCGCGATACCGTACGTCTTGTCAGAAGGCACAGTCTGAAGACGGGCAGCAGCAAGCTGGTCTAGAACAGAGATGACACCCGGCGCTGCGAACAGCGTACGGGAATCATTCGCCGAGGTCTTGGAGAACACATCCTGAAGCCAAGTCTCAAGCTCAGCCTCCGTCAGTGTTCCACCAGCATCCTTGACCTGCATCGAGCCGTTCCCGAACCCCGTGTCGAAGTTCACGAAACCACGGGTCGTGCGCCGAGGGGCACCAGCGGCACTGGTGTCCTCATAGCCTTCCCCGAACAGGAACGCACGCTCGATGTCTATAGCGTGTTCGATGGCCTTCTCTGCACGCTGGGTCTCTCGGTTCCCGCCGAAGTACGACTCGGACCCCTCACGGGTACGGGTCGCGCCGAAGGGACGCCGGAATATCTGCGTGAAGTTGGAGACCTGAACGCTCTGCCATTCATCAGGGTTCTGCACGTTCGCACCCTCGGGGTACGCAGAACCGATGATGAACAGTGAGTCGTTCGTGGACGTAGATGTGGCACCAGTGGTTCCAGCCACCCCACGCACGACGGTCCAGTCACTCGCGGCAACAGCCGTGATTCGCATGATTTCACCAGTGGACGGGTTCAGGGCGAGGTCATTGACCTGACCGTAGAGCCCGGTGTTGGTGGCAACCGGAATGGTAGTCGTGGTGTTGTTCACGGACGAGCTGAGGTTCGTGAGCTTGGGGCGGAGGGCCTTCTCATACCACTCGAAACGAGGGTTCGTGGCGACCTTGGACCCCGCCTTCTCCGACAACAGCGTGAAGGGAGAGGCGGAAGGGTCAACGTAGAACACCTTAGGACCAACGTCACGGACCAGGATGGTCGTCGTGCTGTTGAAGCCAAGGGTTACATCGGTACCTAGACCCATAGGGTCGCCAGTTGAACCCTGCTTGATGGTAACAGGCATATAGCCTCCTATCAAACATAGTGGGTTTCTGACGATATTCAGGTACCAACCGAGGCCGCAAGCGGGTAAATCGGTTAGAAGAAGATGCTACCCTTCTGGGTCCTCTCATTACGGAGAGCCAGAACAGCAGCATCGAACTCATCCAGCGGTCGCTCATCCTTCGGAGGCGCTGCGCCCGTGGCCTTCTCAGCGACAGGCTTCGTAGGAACACGCCGTTGCTGCGTGGTGGGTTTAGGCTTCTCTTGGGTGAGTCGAGACTCAAGTATCTCTGCTTGAGCCCGAGCCAAGAGCATACCATCTTCAGACTCCACGTAGGACGGGTTCAACTCTAGAACCTTCTGCAACGCCGGACGCTGGGACGCCTCGTACGCAATCTCGTAGTTCCCAGAATCCGTGAGGTCTAGGGTCCAACCCTCAGACTCCCATGACTTATGAAGCGTCACGATGGTCTCAGCGATACGCGAGTCCTCCTCGCTATCAGGCTCAATCTCAGGATGAGCCGAGAAGAACTGAGACAACGCATCGGAAGCAGCACGTGCCGCTTGCTCTTCGGCGGACTGCTGGTTCCTCTGTTGTTCCGCTTCCATGAGTCTGGTCTGAATCACCTGGTCTATGAGGGGCTTGACCTGAGCAGGGGTCAAAGCCGTATTCTCTTCCCAGGGCCACTGTTGCTCGCCATCAGCAGCAACAGGTTTCTGTTGCTGCTGCATATATTGCTGGATAGCGGGCACAGCTTCTTGGAGCGTCTTCTGAAGTTCGAGAGCCTTCTGCTCGACCATCAAACGTTGACGCTCTGCTGCCTTCGCACGTTCTGCCGTCCTGCGCTGAAGGTCACGTAGTTCCTTATAGCCCTTCTCAAGCTCTTCGGCACTCGTGTATTTACCAGCCCACCGATGTTCCTCTACGGAAACCTCTTCAGGTTCCTCGACGACAGGTTCTTCGGTCTCTGGTTCCGCTTCCTGTGGTTCTTCGGCAGTAACGACAGGCTCCTGTTCAGCCTGCTCGGAAGCGGGTTCCTCCTCTGGATATTCCAGTGGCAGTTGCAACTGCTCTGGCTCGCCGGTCTCCTCTGCCGAGGGCGGTGTATCCCGGAGGAAATCTAGATTCTCGTTCTCATCAAGGTTCGTCAACCCGAATACGTCCATTCCTCTTCCTGTTCTTGCAGACGGCTTCTCTCTTGTTCGAGTTCCCGCTTTATCGAGAGAAGGTGGCGTACTAGCTTTATCTTGGAACGGTTATCGGCATCATCCTTTCCTGTGATGAGAGCATCAATCGCATCACGTTCTATCTTCTGAAGTCTCCGCTCGAAGAGTGGCCAAGCTTCTGAGTAATACAGTGATAGCTCGAAATCTACTTCGGCGACCTGTCGCCTGAGTTCTTGTAGACGACGTTCCTGGTCTTCTACGTCTTCGAGGGTTTCTCGTAGGTCCATCAGCCTGCCATCATCTGTTGGAGTATCTCAGGAGGAATCTCTTGGTTCCCGTTCTGCGGTGGTGTTCCTTCCGCAAGTGGAGAGGGTCCCGCCATGGGCATAGGTGTCGCTATGTACCGTTCGGTGTCTTTCCTTCCGAAGCTCCTCAGCACGTCTTCGACGAGTTCTTGCTGGTCCACGATAGGGTTCCCTGCGAGCATGTTGTAAAGGGCGAGGGTCTGTTCCCTGCGGACGGTCTCGGTCTGTGCTGAGGATTCAGACTCGATACGATAATCGAACGCACCCTGTATAGACTCTGCCGTGATGGGCACGAATGCAGCCTGACCATCTTCGCCTATCAGCCGAATCTGCATCTCCTCTGGCATAAACTGCTGCAATATGCAACCGTACTGGTACGCTAGCTTCTTCAACCCGGTGATTTCTGAAACCTTCAGTTTCAACGAGAACCTAGTATTGCCTTGTTCAGAGATGAGAGCGACACCGGTAGCGGTACGGTTCAGGTTCGATGAGGTGTCTAGACCCATCTGGTACGCGGAAACCCCGCTGACCTTCTCGGAAATCCTCTCTACCTCGGCGGCTTCCTGATAACTCCCTGCGGTGGCGTCGCCGAGATTTATCTCTTTCACCACATCGTTCACAGGCATCCCGTCTTCGACCCGGATTACCCCTCCGGGTCGGCTTGAGAGGTCCTTCATATCCTTGATGTAGTTCGTACTGACGGCGTACATCTTGTTCATCGTCAGTTTCACGTTATCTATACGACCGTTCCACAGAGCGTTGAGGGTGTGTTGGATACCTTCCTCGGGTTCTAGTTCCCCTATGCCCCAGAACTCATGCGGAACGAGGTGGTCCACCAGACGTATGAAAGGTTTCTGGGCGTGAGCGTAAGGGTTCTTCTCCGCACGCACCACGAGTCGTCTACCGACGACGGCTACGACCACTTCATCGGTCCAGAGTTCGAGTATCTCTATGAGACCTTCGGTATTGACCGTACCAGATGGAGAAAGTCCTACAGAAGCCAGTCGTTCCGCCATAGGGTAATCGTAGTTCGTGAGGAACGCAGACCATTCCTCGCCAGCGGGGAGCTTGTAAATCCCCATCTTCGCCATCTTCTCGATATGTTCGCGGTTACGGAACACTTGATGGATAACGTAACTCGCATCGTCGATGGTCGCGGCCTCGGGTGAAGGGAAGAACTGTGCTATATCCACACATTCTACGGTAGGGCCAGCGTAGTTGATGAACTCCTCACGGGCCATCTCCCATTCCCCTGTAGGACGTTCACCTACCTGTCGTTCTCCCATCACCTCCCGTCCCGTGAAATCCGTTACCCCGGTGTTTATCTGTTGGAGTATGGGTTCCATCACGCTTTGACGGGTCATACGGTAGCTGGTCTTCTCTTCGTACGCGGTCTTGAGTATCCCGGTTCCGTACATCAAAGCTGACTTGAACCCCTCGACGAGAGGGAGGTACGCCTCTGAGCGGTCTATAGCCCAAGAAAGCAGGGTTTCCATCTGTTCGGCCCCTGCTTCGTCTTCCGGCCCCTCAGGGTACACGTTGAACCGTGGCATCTGTGCCACGAGCTTGGGGAGTATGGTCTCGATGAGGTAGAAGCTCAGAGGGAACCACACGTTACTACGCCATTCTCCCTGTTTCCGTTTGGGAACGTAGCTGCGGTACATCTTATAGAACCGACGCCAGCGGGCCATGTGTCCGGTCTTCGCGGATTCCGCATCGGTGAATGCTTTGAGGACCCAGGTGAGGAGGTCTCGTTGACCTTCTTCCGTAGATGGGTAAAGGTCCTCGGATGCGCTGTTGAGGTTCAGGGGTATATCCATAAGCTCATCCTGTCATCTCATCCTGTGGGTCGTAAAGCATCGGCGAATCACCTTGCCACCCATGGCGATGTTCCCTTGCCATCTGATGTGCGATAGCGAGTGCCATGACACGGTCGTCATGGCATCCTTCATCTGCCATAGGTTTCCCGTTCTCCCATACCACGAAGGTCACCATCTCACGGACGATATCCTTCGCCGGTATATCTATCTGTCCGAGCCTGACCTTCTGAGCTAGCTCGTCCAACGCAGGCATCCGGGTCTCTACGGTGGTCTTCCATCCGAGGGTGCGGGTCATACGTCTCGTGAGCTTGTTCATCTCTCGATGCCAGAACAGCCGAGGGTAGCGGTAATGCTCCCTCAGGAGCCGCAGGACCGTTTGACCTGAGCTATGGGAACGTTCCACCCCCAGGAGAGCAACCGAGCGGGCAGGACCTTCGCCACAGGAGTACCAGTTCCCTAGGAGTCGCAGTTGGTCTGCGAAGACTTCAGGAGCGATTCTCCCGTGGAGTTCTGCCACGACCTCATCGGTGTCCACCCGGTACACGATGGCTGCGGAGTAATCCCTTCCACCACGTTCCCTGTCTGCCGAGTTCGAGGACATCCTTTCGGCGACGAGCTTGCCTTCTGCGGTATCCGCTCCGATGACGTAATGCCCTGCGTTATCCGGCTCGGAGTATATCCTTAGGAACCCGCGAGGAGAGGGTCTATACACCACCAGGTTATCGTTGACGGCCAGCATCCCTCGGGTCTTCGCTTCCCCTGCGGTGCGGGTGAGTAGCCGTATCTGGTCTTCATCGAAGAAACAAGCACCGCTGACGAGGAACGCTTCCTCTGCGGTGGCAGGGTATTCCTGCTGGAAGTTCCTCACCGCGTCCCTACCGAGCCGTACACGGTCTCCACCGAACCTCTCGACGATGACGGCTCTCCGCCATGCGAGCTTGTTCATGCTGAGGGTGTGGAACTCTCCCTCGTAATATATCCCCTCGGTGAGAGCTTGTTTCTCGAAATCATCGGGTTGTTCGAGGATTATCTCTCGGGTTTCCTCATCAGGTTCCAGCTCGTATTCCGAGTGTATCCACCAGGGGAGGAAGATGGCGAGCCAGTTACTCTCTCCGTTGGACGCAGCTTCCCACATCTCGTGGAACAGTCCACCAGCGCCTTTCGCGGTGGACTCTATGATTATCTCTGAGTTCGTGTGTGGAACCGCCTGCATCAGTGATACCCACGCCTCGTAGCCGGTGTTCCCCCAGTACGCTAGCTCCGAGGCGTGGAGGAGGTGGATGGTCTGGGCTCTTCCGGCTTCAGTATCACTGGCGGGTCGAACGGAGATGTCTGAGTCATGGGCGAAGGCCAGATGCTTCCTTCTCCCCACCGATTTACGTGTGGGTGCCAGTTCAGATGGTAGGTGGTCGTAGTACCTAGCGTAGATGTCGTAGAGGACACCGGCTCTTTCGAGGCTGTCCGCCACGACCATCGCAGAGGTCGCAGGCCAGAGATGGAGACGACGGAGGAACCGTGCCGCAACGTACGTGCTAACGCCTTCCTGACGGGCTTTGAGGATGATGGCTCGTACACGGTTCTCTTCTTTCCTCTGGGCTGATACCTTCTCGTGGACTATCTTCTGAGCTTCGTTGAACTCAAGGTAGTTCAGGGTGGCGTCTTTCTTGCGTATCTTCAAACACGCCGAGCAGTAAAGTTCGAGGTCTTTACGGAAGTCCTTGATGAGTTCAGTCTGAGGCTTGGTCATCTGTACCCGTGAGTTCCGCTAGTCTATCCTCGAAAGGCGTATGTCCCATGGCCGCTCTGGGTCCTTGAGCTTTCTCGAACTCTTGAAGACGTTTGATGACTTCCCCTGCGGCCTTGAGACGGATAGAGGTGTACCTGTCCGGGTTGCCCGTGAGGGCACCTTCATAGACCTTCAGGGCTTGAGGGAGGAGGTACGCGAGTCCTTTCTGCGCTATCTGCGCTTGGGTCTTCCCCGCTTTCTCAAGTGCAGAGATGAAGTCGGCATCCTTCGCTTTCCAGTTCGCCACCGTGACCCTGTGGACACCTGCTGCTTTCGCAGCTTCCTCCTGGGTACCACCTTCGGAGAGTATCTTTACGGCGATAGCTTTCGCGTTCACATCAGCAACCGTCATAGGTCTACCTCATACTCGGGACCGGACAGGAGGTACCGTATATCTTTGTTCTTGGTCTCTTCGAGGTAACGTTCCTCGGAGTCTTCACCGAACTGAGAATCTATAGCTCCTGAATCCCAGTAGTTCCGTAGGGTCCTGGTATCGAAGTTCTTGTACGAAACCTGGAAGGTTCGGATACGTTCACGGAAACTGAGCCCGCAAACACAGGCCCAGGTTCCTCTACCACAGGTCTCACAGTACCTAGCTTCTTTACCCATAAGGTAGACAGTATACCACATAGAAGAACAGAAGTCAAAGGAAAGGAGAGAAAGAACTTCTGAAGAGAACTTCCTACTGCCCTCGCTTTCCATCTCCACGCTCGGGCACTCTTCTCTTCTCTTCGCCTTCAGGGTCTCCTCTAGACCCTGAAGGCATCTAGTTCTGTTCTTTCCTTCGCCAAGCTCCTGAAAGGGAGCTTGGCACTCTTCTCTTCTCTGTGCCCTCGCTCTAATCCCTCTTCGCTCGGGCTAAGTACATTATACGATTTCTTTCTTCGGGTGTCAACCCCCCAGGGGAAGATTTCACAAAGATTTATACATCAACCACAAGATATAGTGGTGTACACCGTACACCACGGGAACTACATCCCACCTTCGGCGCTCGTGACAAACGAGCGCCTCAGGGTGTAGCGGGAAGTAAGATTGTAGCGCGCTCTTGTTCGAAGGTACCATATAGATTCTTTCTACGACGGACCTCTCTTTCGTCCATTCGACTCCTAGGGTCCATAGGGGTTTCGAGGGTTCTAAGGGCCATCCGCAGAGATCAGAAGCACGAATCCCGTAAACCCGAACCGTACCGACGGCAGGAAGCGCTCTGAGGGCTACCACGCCTGCCCGCCGCCGGGCGGCAGCCGGGAGGGCTGACGATCTCTCTCTCTCCCGGGGGGGGGTTCCGACGGGCATAGAAAGACCCCCGGGAGCGGGCCGCGTGCTCCCGAGGGTCCTTAGGTGATCACTTGAGACTGGTCAGGTACAGCTTCAATGCCTCGGGGTTCCCAGCGAGTGCCGCGAGGACTTGCGGGTCTGCCTGGTGAGTCTTCACCTTGCTTGCCTTGCTCGCCTTCGGTTCCGGCTTCGGCAAGCTTGCAAGCGCTTCGGTGATGATCTCTGCCAGAGGCCCGTAGTCGTTCGGGTCGGCGTCCCTTGGGACGTTAATGCTCATGCCCCCGATGCGCCCGGAAACGTTGAGCGAACGCTCCCCGTTCTTGTCCACGTAGGGTTTGACGATACGGACGGAAAGCTGCCCGCCGTTGTGTGCCGCCACGACGGCGATACCGCCAAAGTCCTGCTGGTACGTGTTCTCCCACGTCATTGGAGAAACCTCCCTGGTCTCGATGTTCCGGTTGTCAAGATGCGGCCCCGGTCTCGAACGGTAGCAGAGATGAGGGCTGGGCGTCCAGGAACCCCCCCGGCGATGATCTCGGAGCCCGTGAGAGCCACGGTGACGACTCGAGCCCTCCCCCCCGGGCAAGGAACCCTAGGAACCCTTCCTACGTCGGTCCTGAGCGTTCCTACGGCCCGGAACGGGGTGCAGGGTGTACCCTCGTCTTCCCCCCGGGGCCGTGGCCCCCGACGGGGGCCGTGGAACCCCCCGCAAGGGTAGTTAGGGAAAGGAAAGGTAGGTGAATGATGATGAAAGGATGACAAGGAAGCCTATCTCCGCGGTTCAAGCAGAAGTAGGCGATACCAGAGAGAGGAGGAGGCGATGGCTATTACCTGGACTAAGGCCTGCGGTTGCCAAGTGCGCGAAACTTTACGCACCATCACCATGGCCGACTTAACAGGCAGCACCACCGAAACTATCCACTGGTGCCCCGAACACGAACACGAGTCCCCAGCCGCGCGTCAGCTCAAGCGCGAGGAAGCCTGGGCGGAGTACATGAAGAGGCACGACAACCCATGACTATCAGAGAGAGGTAGCCCGATGGCTGAGTTGTATGACCAGGACCATGAGAAATACCTCAAGTTCAGAAGGACGCAGAAACAGATGGCACTCATGGTCACGCTCGCTGAGCTAGACCATGACTGGTGTCAGTGGGAGAAAGAATATCTAGACAGCGACGAACGCTGGGAATGCGAGGACGATTGGAGATAAACGTAAACGGGATGTAAGTAACGTGAAGCTCCCCCGGTTCTATACCGGGGGAGCTTTCTTTTATCGCCTACTCAGGGTAACAGTACGGACAAGGATGGTACTTATTCCAATCCAGTACCCAGTAAGCACGATGACAATGAGGACACGTGTGTCTCAATATGTCTTTCACTGCCTCACAGGCTAGTCCAACAAGGATAAACCCAACGATAAGTAGGATAGGGTCCATTATTTATCTCCTCGTTTCTATCCATCTTTGGTATCTATACCAGGCGCTGTTCCGTTGAGCTTCCTGCGTACAACGTAGACACCAGCCTCTGATAGTATCACCTATCCTTGCCACCCGACCACACCGATTACATCGTTTCTTATAGAGTTTGAAGTAGACCATGTTAGTGCCCTAGTGTTGTGTACAGCCAGCGTCCGTACAACCACTTCCCAACGCAGACAGCACCCTTTGAAAAGCACTTTGCTGGCCCTTCTTAATCATAGCTCTATTGAGCTTATTCAGAAATGTCTTATCCAGGTGCGGTTGCTGGTTAGGGTCCTTGCCGTCAGGACACTCGGTAGCATCCAGGGTACACAGCCTGTTCTTATCTGCATACATATACGGATGCTTACAGATATCACACGTACCGACGAGCACTGCTCCGGTCCGCAGCTTAGGCTTACCACAAGCACACACCCATAGCCGCATCTTCCCGGTGCCTACCCCGATGGAATCTTCCGGCTTACGATGGACGTTGAGAGCGGTCACGTCGATACCGTCGGCGATGGTTTGAAGTTCGCTTTCCCATCGTGTTGGATACGTGAAGTTGATGTATCCCCAGCCATCCACGACGGTAGCTTCGATACCGAACCTAGCTGCTGCGATACGGAAATCCGCGGAATGATAGCTGGTATCGCTCGCGGTCCGACTCACCTGGTGCATAGCTTGGTGGAACAGCACCTTTACGATTTCGATACGCGGTTTGTCAAGGATTTCTCCTGCGAGGAATACCTCGCCGTGGATAGCTTGCTGCCCTGCCATCGCTCCGAGCTTAGCGAAAGCTTGAACGGTCTGGGACTCCCAGCTTCCTGGTTTATACCAGCCTGTTTCCTTACGTCTCCCTTTCGGAGCGATACCCAGAACAGGCATCTTACTGGCGTAGCTTGTAGCTTTGCCCATGTAGTATTGATTATATCTGTCCAACTCCATGAGAATCTTCATGTAGGCTGAGCGAAGCTCAGTGATGGCAGGACCGATATCACCTTTCATGATAGGCATTATTCTCTCCCTTCCCTCACTTCTCGATATGGACAGCCTGAGCGTACGCCGGATGTTTATTCCACCAATAACTTCCTTCGCTCGCCATGGTAACGATGATGAGTTTCCCTCTCGGCGCTACTTCTGGCCAGATGGTTTCACTATCGGTGAGCAGGATGATGATGTTCGGGCGGGTCCTGAGTGCTGCGGTATGCTCGATGATTGTCTTCATGTTCGTACCACCACCACCGGTGAAGTCCTGTGCTCTGATGGTGGCTGATGTACTTAGTCGCTTCTCGCCCTTTACTTCCGTATCACCCCAAACAACAACCATTTCAGAAGCATGAGCCCTAAGGATACCTGTTACTTCACTCAGGAACACGTCGATACATGACCACACACTACCACTAGTATCTATACCGATAGCTACCACCGGGTCGTAGCTGATGAGGGACGGCAATACGAAATCCTCTTCATGTCTGATGTTCTCCCTCTGGTATGAGTAATCCGTCTCACCACCGCTCACTACCTGAACAGCTTGTCTAACGTGCGCTTTCAAGATACTGGTCCAGGGCACCTGCGCTGGTCTAAGGATATCACCTGCCCATCGTTTCAAGTGCCCCGGTGCAGCACCGAACGTCTTTACCTCTTCAGCTACCTGTTTGAAGATAGATTCTTTCTCCACGCCGGTGATACGTTGGTCATCTTCGGGTTGTGTTCCTGGTCCATCCTCCCACTCATTAGGATTACCAGCACCACCACCACAGCCAGGCATGTTATCGTTATCACTACCACCACCCTGCTCGTCCTCCCGCTGGCTGATGATATCGTAATATTCCTCAGCGAGCAATCCATCATCCGCTCCGATATCTCTCGGGAAGATACCGAACGGAAGGCATATCGTTTCATCTAGCTCCCGGATATAGATACCATCGGCGAGACCGTCGTTGATTTCACAATCGCCCGCCTGGTTCCATGTATCCGGTCGTCTCTCTACCCTACGCTGATGATGATTGAGCGTCAGGTGGTGAATCTCATGGATAACCGCCATCGTCTGCTCGTTCAACGACCAGTCGATATCGGAGTCGTAATATAGATTCCAATGCTCATCCACTGCCACCGTACCTATACCTGGTTTCGGGATAGGATTCATACGGAACAGGATGCTTGAGAAATACGGTGCGGCAAGCCGCACCTTCAATCTCACACCTTCCATATCGAACGTCATAGGTATCACAGTCTCTCGATTAGGGGCAGGAACTTAGTGTATGCACCATCCCCAACCACGTTGAAATCTGAAAGTTGCTCACCGCATGCGTTACCAGCCTCGATGAGGCTAGGGATAAACCCAGCGAACACATCCGCGAATCCATTGGTCGCGCACTTACCACCGAACCGCCATGTATCATCCCAGGTAACGGCAGTCATACGCTCGACCACGTACCCGACGAGGTTCGCAACGACAGCATACGTCCTGTCAGGTCGGTTCCTGTCGAATACCTCATGCTCATCGAAGCTGCCAGCCAGCACATCCTGCGGCATAGGAAGGTCCATGTTCCGCTTCCAGGTGATAAACTCAACGGCGGCAGCCTCTCCCACCATGCTGCTGATTAGGTCTAGACGCAGGTTCTCATCATCCACGTCCGTACCAGCGACAGCAAGCAGATGAGATGCCAAGTCCCATGTCCTAGGGCTAGGCCACGGACCGTCCTGCTTGATTTCTTCTTTCGGCATAGAGATGAGCAAGTTGGGGCGCGCTCGCACGAATGAAGCAACCATAGCTCTTTCCTCGGTGAGTCTAGACACTGCCTCATCACCTAGGTCTGTCCGTGCTTTGAACTTCCCGGTCACCATACCCCTAACCCACTCATCAAGGTTCGGGACGACAGGGACATGGCCCATCCTGTTGGCGAGCACCCCCGAGATAGGCCAACCACCAGCAGAATCTTCAACGCTGTTAGCAGCAGCCACGATGGGGACGCCCATCGGGATAGAATCGAAATCCCCAACCCTGCGCTCGTTGAGGATACGCAACAGTGGTGCTTGCTTAGCAGGACTCACGGTACGCAGCTCGTCGATGAACAGTCCGACGAAATGTCCTGCCTCATGCAACTCATTGATGAAAGTTACCCATGATGGCCCAGTGACAACCACTCCCTTGTCCGTACGGGTTGGCCAACCTGCGATATCCGTTGGCTCCCTAACACTTGCAAGCAATACGAACAGATGCGACGGTCCGCCATCGCATCCTGCGGCAGTACACGGAGTATCTTCAAACATAGACTCCGTGCCAGCCGACTTGCCGATACCTGGTTGCCCGGTCATGAGGACCGGAACCCTAGCCTGAACATACGTGTTCAGGACCCGACCAATATCCATCGGACGAACCTCCCTTTCTGGTCTATCCAGCGGGTACCTCCCGCCGTTTAGACCTGAGGCCCAGTCTACACCCTCGTCCCCCGGCGAGTCAACCCTGTCCCCCGATCGGGGGACAGGGGGCCAGCGAACGAACACCCCGGCGAAGTAGGCGATGGTTCGGGCGAGACGGTCTAGACTCACGGGAGCTGCGGCGAGCCGAGAGGCGAGGGACGCGCATCTAGACCGTGACGACCTCCTGACCGTCCCCACGAACTCTCGACCGCACCCGTCCCTCCCAGACCTCCGAGGGGGTACCTTTATAGGGGTGCCCTCCTCGCTCCAGGTTCCCTGGGGGGACCTGGAGACGGGCCACCACTGGTCCTCAGCTCTTTAAGGAACCAAGGGGTTGACACCTAGGGGTAGGTAGTGTACGGTGAACCCAGAGCGAAGAGAGGAGGTGAAGCAGATGGACAGTTTCGGAACCTGGCAGCAAGCCGAACTACAGGAACAGGACCGGGACGAACAGGACCGGGACGAAGGCCTGGAACAGGAACGAGACCTGGACCTGTACGACCAGGACCAGGAGCAGGACCAGAAGCAGGACCAGGAGCAACAGGAGGACCAGCAGAAGGACCAGGACCAGGAGGTCTCGGTCTCGATGACCCACGCAGAGCGGGTCTATCGTACCGTCGAGAGGTCTCCCGTCCCCTTGCGAGCCTCGACCATCATCGAGGAGACAGGCGGGTTCACGAGCCCTTCTAACGGGTACAGCATCATCCGTTCCCTTGAGACGAAGGGACTCCTCAAGAGCAAGGCCGATGCCGGAGGAACTCGGTTCTTCAGCAAAGGTCTAAACTGGGATGCGGTCTCGCACAAGCGAGGCCGAAAGCCTGGGAAGCCTGGTCAGGTACAGAAGGTGGCTGCCAAGCGTAACACCGCCAAGCCTGTGGCAACGGCGCAGCGTTCGACGGTTGGCACGCCCACCATCACGGGGGTTGCCATCGTGGTCAACCAGGACGGGTCGCACCTTTACTGGCAGACCGAAGGTGGTAAGACCTACCGTGTCGAGGAAGTCGAGAACATCTTCATCTAACCTCTAGACTTCCTCTCCCAACGACGAGGGCCGGGTAACCCCCGGCCCTTCGTCATGGCGGTCATGTGTTGGCTCATGTGAGTAGACCCAGTGATCTCGGTCTAGGCCTATAGCCTTCTCCCTGGTGTCGGTCATGCGGGTCCATCCACATCTTCCGAGGTCACACACCACCAGCCACATAGGCTTGGACGCTGAGCGAGGACCCACTCGAAGAACTGACATCAAATAATCTAAACCTTCACTTCCGTTCTAGTCTCGTCTTGGCGTGAAGGAGTTTCCAGTACGCCTGCTCTAGAACCTTCACATCCTGTTCACAGTGATGCACTACTTCGTCCATCGCGTCGGTATCGTACGCACCTGCCTTCGCCCAATCATCCCAGTTTATCTCTGTCTTCTCGTCTGGAAGACCAAGCATCTTCTGAACGTTGTTCAGTTTGGATGACATACGGAACTGGGTACGGACCACCCACATCGTATCGAAATGCCACTTCGGTTGAAGGATACGCTCGCCTACCTTGATTAGTCTAGCGTTGAGGAACTTCCTGTCATACAACAGGGAGTTATGCCCGACCAGTAAATCGTAATGTTCTAGTTCATCTCGTATAGCGATAGCGAGCTTCCCATCGTCTACCACTGAGGAACCAGCGAACTCAGGGTCATCGGCCCTGAACGTATAAACTTTACCCTTCGTCTTGTTCTCGGGAGGGAGTATCTGTTTGAAGGAACAGCAGAGTATCCTTCCGAAATTGCCGCCGAGGTCAGTGGTCTCTAGGTCCCAACCGACTACCCTCATCCTATACTTTCCTCCGTTCCTTCATCGCCGTCGATATCGTTCGTCTCGTTAGCCTCATCCGTGATGACTTTATCTAGAGCAGCTTCGAGAACAGACCGAACTTCCCACAGAGCGAACTCCCCTTCGTAGTCTATGCCTATATCATGTGCAGGCTCAACGACCAGCACGATGAGACGACGAGGAGCAGCGGTGGTTGGACCGTCAGGTGGTAGGTCTAGATTCTGGCTCATCATGGTTCCGCCTGTATCTCTACGACCTCGAACCCGTTCTCATGAAGCAGGTCTAGAACCATGCCCCACTGAGCCACCGGGTCCGGGTCTAGGACAGAAGCGGGGATGGGACCACACGAGAAGTCCAGGTCTGAAGCGTCCGGTATATACGTGCGGAAGGGGCGGGACCGGGAGTCGCCGGGAGAGAGAGGGTCCTCCCGGTCCCCGCCAGGGTCTACCTTCAAGGTTCCTTCGATGGAGTAGTTCATGGCGGGATAATACCACGGATGTGATTCGATGTCAAGCAAGTTCTAAACCAGAGGCGAAGCACACCGCTCCGCTCTTGTCAAGGGAACCGAAACTTGGGCATAGTCCCCTCCCCTTAGGTGACCCTAAGAGCGGGAAGGCTTCGTTCTTTCCTCATGCTCCGTAGTCTACGAGCGTCCCCACCCGAGCGCGGTGTCGTAACCTTCACGGTCCGCTAGTCGTCGGGCTCCGGGAATCCCTAAGGTCACCCCTCTTACGAGGACCCGGCCGCACCTCCGCCGTAAGGTGGAAGCATGAGGTTGTCCGGCGGACCCTAGCATGCCGAAGGGGTCCTGTCAACCCTCCTCGGGAGAGGAACTTGTCCCGGAGGAAAGAGCCTCCAGGGCTTGACTCGGGACGAACGATGTGGTACGGTCCTCGGTGATGGTCGCTGGACCATCGGAGTACCTCCGCCTCGAAAGGTGGTAGACGGGTCCCTCTTCGTAGGGTACCCTGAGAGGTACCACCTCTGTCCCTGGCGACCACTCTGCGCCAGGGGCAGAGGGAGTATCCCTCCTAGTTGAAAGAGAGGAGGAAGTGACCTAGTGATTCACGGGCGAAGTGTAAGCACTAGGGATATTCCCTAAACCCGTCAAGGCCACCGAGGGAAAGTTTCGGCGGGGGAAGGCTGATACTCCCTCGGTGGTCTTGACTTTCCTGAACAGCGGAGGAATCAGATGAGCGAAGAAGAAAGACGTGTCTTGACCATCTTTAAGGTAAAAGATACGAACTGGAAACTCTGATGACAACCAGTCCATATAAACTAAACGTCACCGTCGGGGATAAAGAAGTTTATAAAGTTACACTCCCCCGAGTGACTACCATCTTGGATTCTGCCTTCGGTGGAGATGGTCTTGCGCGGTGGTATTACAACAATACGGTGATAGGGTTCTCCCATCTTATCTCGAAATACGGAGGGAACCTACCTTCTGATATACCGAGTCTCCATTCTCTCCTCTCTACCGAAGGGGTTGGGCCTAACAAGAAGCGGGATGAATCTCAAGAATATGGTTCTAAACTTCATGACGTCCTGCACCGCCTCGCCATCGGAAGGAAGGTGCGCGAAACCGCAGATAACCAACGGCTCCTCGACTGGTTCTATACTTCGGTCATCGCCAAACACGGGGTGATAGCGACGGAGAAGACCGTCATCAGCCTACGGGAAGGATACGCTGGTACGCTGGATTTAGTATGGCGTACGCTCGAAGGTAAGGTTCGTATGACAGACTTGAAGACAGGCACCATCATGGAAGCGAAGATGCGGTGCCAACTTCAAGCGTACACGGAAGCATGGCATGAGATGGGAGGTGAGAAGATAGATGAATGGAGCATCCTTCACGTTCCGCGGGACGGGAGTGAGGCATCCGAGATAAAGATTACGCCGGACCCGACGGAGTGGGCCGCTGCCCTGACCATATACAGGGCGCAGAGGAAAGGAAAGTAGATGGCTGGTGAAGAGAAGTCCTACGGCGTGGGGCTCAGTTGGAAGACGCCGAGCGGTGCGATGTTCTGGGTGTTCCGTAAGGAATGGGCAGAAGTCATCGAAGACGTAACCGCCATGTTCGGTACGGATGCGATGGGGCGCATGAATCTAGAACTCCAGGAGGCGTTCCCCGTCCGTCCGTCACAACAAGCAGCGGCAGAGAAGGCGAACGTGGTCCGGGTGGCTGAAACATCTCAGCAGGGAACGACAGAGTTCGAGACCTGTTCGGTGTGTGGACAAGCGAAGGACAAGTGGGTGCCGCCTGGTGTGAGTCAGAAGACCGGCCGTCCGTACCCTGGGTTCTTCGCTTGCCCTACCCGTGGTTGTCCTGGGAGATAGATATGCCTTCTAAAGAGCGGCGCATAGAGATAGGTACGGTTGAAGTAGACCTACCTCTAACATGGAGCTTAACGAAGTTCGAACCGGATGATGATTTATCCCTAAATACCATGGTGGATACCTGGATTCGGGAGCAGCTAGGAGAGATTCATCCTGTCTACTCCTATTATCCGATTATTGCACTCGTGAAAGCTGAATGGACGGTCGATACGTGTGATAAATATGATGGCACTTATGACCTAACTGGTACGATGCACGTCGTTGTAGACTATTTCCCGGAGGGGCGGCGGTGGAATGAGCAGACGATTATCAAGAAGGTGAAAGATATAATCGTACTACTACTCACGCCCTGTAGCGGAAAGCTGACCGTCGGATATGTGGGAGAAAGCTCTACTACGTAGGACCGGGGCGGTGGTCTCACCGCCCTGGCCTATCGGTATAGAACCTGTACGTGGTAACTTGGCGGTGGTGATGGGTACACCTGGTGTGGGTAAGAGCGTGTTCACGTTGAACTGGGCTCTGGCGGCACGGTACCCGTCCCTGGTCATCAGCTTGGATACCGATGTTCATACGCAAGCTGTCCGTGCAGCGAGTATCCTTACCGGTGTGAAACAGTCCGTGGTTCGTGACTACCCCGAAGTGTTCAGCGTCTATCTGAAACGAGAGTTGTATCATTGTAGGATATATGATATCTCTCTTAGAACCAAGGATATAAATGACTTACTTATAGCTGAACAAGAATATTGGGGTGACTCCCCGCCACTAGTGGTAGTAGATAACGTCAGTAACATCGTTACGGAAACCAGCTATGAAGCATACCGTAACGTGTTCATCGAACTACAGAAGGTCGCACGGATGCGGAACACGTTTATCCTAGCGTGTCACCATATCCGTCGAGGGAGCGCCAGTAAGTCTCAGCGCCTATCTCTACACTCTGGGCAGTACGCTGGCGAGCAGGAGGCAGAGATGGTGCTGGGGCTCTGGCGCTCCGACCGAGGTATAGAGGTCGGTGTGTTGAAGAACCGCAACGGCATAGCTGACCCCGATGGTGCGCTGAGCTTCCCCGTCGCTCTCGATGGAGACAGTATGAGGATAAGGAAGGCGGAAGGATGGATAACCAACTCAAACGCACCATCGACGAGCTAACGAAAGTTCTCGACAGATGGCCGAACAAAGAACCGACACCCATCGACTATTACAACATGATGAGGAGTACCAGGGATGCTCTTCTCCTGGTCCATGAGGAGATAGCTTCCGCATATGATAGCTTCCGTAAGATTCTCGACGCACAGATGGCGGTGTCGAAGAATATGGGTATCATATATAAACTGGGAGAAGAACCGACGGACCCGTCGGAGAACGTGACAGGGGATGAACTTGAAGGACAAGCCAAGCAGCAACAACGACGAGGCTACGTCTAGACGAAGGGACCGTTACCTGAGTCGTACCTACGGTATCGACGCGACGGAATACGGCTGGCTACTTGACACGCAGGGAGGAGGATGCTACGGTTGTGGTAGGTCCGGTGTTACGAGGAACCTCCATGTTGACCATGACCATAAGACCGGGGTGGTGCGTGGTATACTATGTATCTCATGCAACTCTGCATTACAGAAACTCAAGGACGATGCATCCATCGCCAGGAACCTAGCGAGATACCTCGAAGCACCACCTGCGGTGGCTCTCCTCGGAGAGCGTCTATACTCGGGACCCGCTCCTCGCCGCAAACGCAAGAGGAAACGATGACAGGTAACCCTTGGTGGGTAGAAGAAGTAGGGGTCCGTCATGACGACGGGCCACAGGTGTTGAAGGTTCACGAGGCTAAGACTTTATTGATGGATATACTCAACTATTACAGTGACGATATCCCTGATGTACCAGATGTACCATCGGTTTTAGCGAAGAATGAATGGCTTCCAATGAAGTGCCCGTTCCACGAAGACACTCATGCTTCGGCAGGAGTGAACCTCTATTCATTGAGGTTCAAGTGTCATGCTTGTGACGCTCGGGGTGATGCTATAGACCTAGTGATGAGGGAAGAATGTTTGAACTTCAAAGAAGCTCTGAGATGGATAAGCGTACGTTGGAAGCCGTCGAAGTTCTATGGAGCGTCGCCGGAGCACCGCACCTCGAATGGCTCAGAGGAAGAGGATTGAAAGACGTGACGATACGAGAAGCGTATCTCGGGTATACGCCTGGTGCTATCACCATCCCGTACCTCAACCCGCCGTTGCGCTCGGATGGAGTGGTGAGCGTTCGTCAGATACGCAAACGGAACCTCCATGGACTACCGAAGTACGAAACCCCGAAAGGGGGGAAGTCACATATCTATAACGTGGCCGTAACCGACCGGCCGGTAGTCTACTTGACGGAAGGTGAGTTCGACGCTCTTATCCTTAGGCAACTCGGTAAAGCAGCCGTCGGGGTACCAGGTGTTAGCGTATTCCAGTCAGAGTGGAAATACTTATTCACTCATTGTGAACACGTCTACCTGGTGTTCGACGCAGACGATGCGGGGAAGGGAGGTGGTAACCGTATCGCAGGGATACTAGGTCAATACGTTGAGAAGCTCAGTATCATCCACCTGCCTCCCGGCAAGGACGTAACTGACCTGTACCTCGAAGACCCGGAACATCTCCGGCGTCTAATCGGATAGGGAGAGGAAGTGAGTCAACGATGAGATGGACCCGTACAAACTGCATCACCAACTTGAAGACCTTTACGTCGAGGTCGAAGGACGAGACGTGACCGAGTATAGAACCGGGTACCTCGATGCTATTCAGTTCATAATAGAGATAGTAGAAGAGGAACTCGACGATTGATAGGAGATATGACACATGCCGTACGGTATCCCGAAAGAGAAGGGCGGTGACTCTGCCGAGAACGTAAGGAAGATGGAGTCCTGTGTGAAGAACCTCATGAATAAAGACCCGAAACTCACGAAGGATAGAGCTATCGCTATCTGTAAATCTTCCCTGGGGTTCACGAAAGGGAAGTAACGATGCCTAAACCAGAAGTAATCGAGAAGGCGTTCGAGCACCATCCGTATAGATTCAACAACATCCTTACCCTCGGTGACGGATGGGTATTCGGGCCTGCTTTCATCGTCTGGGAACCTAACTTCCATATCCCTAAAGCTCGACCTAAGATTTATCGTAACCTGGATGACAGAGCTTTGAAGAGGATAGCGAGCAGAATCATCAATGCGGCACCGAAGAAACCTGACCCTGAGGTACAGCTTGATAGGAAGGGGCACCCTCACCCACACCTCAAGACCCCGTGTAAAGGACGGACCCTCATCATCGGTGGAGAACCACAACCGTGGGAAGCGAGCACGGCCCACTGGCGACTCTATACCGGGAGCTTCTGCGATGGGTTCGCGTTTGACGCTCCGGTCCTGTACGGGTACCATGAGGGCAAGCTTCGAGTAGTCACGACGTTGAAGCAGAGGGTGAGGTGTTGGGAATGACCCGTTACAAAGTGGCACGGCCCGACGGATGGGACTTCCGTACCGGCAGCACGGTGAACTACCGTGAGGCCGTCGGCGGAGTGGTCGAGGCCCCGGATTGGCGCAAGGATGGTGTATGCGGGGGCGGTCTGCATTATTCCCCTACCGCCATCGACGCCCTCTCTTACGGCACCATTCCTTGCTCGCTCTACATCGTCGAACCCGTGGGTGAGCGAGCGCGCATCGACAGGTGGAAGTCCAAGGCACAGAAGCTCACCGTGGTCGAGGAGGTTACGGACCTCGACGCAGCGTTCGGGTTCCGCTACGCCGAAGCCTGTCAGCCTGTGAGCCCGTTCCTGCTCCCGAAACGCGAGCCCACGGACGACGATATCGCCTGCTTGCGTGAATGGGCTTCGGTGTGGGCCTCGGTGTGGGACTCGGTGTGGGCCTCGGTGCGGGCCTCGGTGCGGGCCTCGGCGCAGGTCTCGGTGCGGGCCTCGGTGTGGGTCTATGCCGGTTCCCTGTTCCCTGGCATCACCCGCTGGAAGTACGTGGACCATGAACCCGGCGTCTATCCCTACCAGCCCGCCGTGGACCTGTGGAGGCGCGGTCTGGTGCCGTCCTTCGACGGCAAGGTATGGCGTCTCCATGCCGGTGAGAACGCAGAGGTCGTATGGGAGGGGGTCCCATGACCAACACACAGACCGGGGTTCGCATCGTCGGTCACCCGTTCTGTCCCGATCTACTGAGCATCCGTGACTTGGGGGAAGCTGATGGTTGGCGCGGGCACCTGATTCGGGGGTTCTTCCGGCTCCTGAAGGTGGTGACCGGCGTATGAACTACACCGAAGCAGAATCGGTCGTGCGGGAGGCGTTAGGCGAACTCTTGGCATCGTTTCCCTACCGACATGAAACGCCAGCGACATTCGCTCCGGTCGCCGCCCTCGACGAGATGCGGAGGGAGTTTCACCAGAGGACCGAGATGTTACTGAACGTCGAGGTCGAGCGAGACGCCGCCGAGCGCAGACTGGCAGAGGCGGAGACCGCGCTGAACGGGATGGTGGACCTGTTTGGACGGCAACACGCTGAGGCGTCCGAGGTCTACGCCGTGAAGCAGGCCGTCGCCTACCTTGCCTCCCGAGACCAGGAGGACCAGGGATGAACCGCTGCGTGATGTGCGGCCGGTTCCGGCCCTGGGCCGACCTCGTGTTCAAGTGGGCCTACGAATCGTCCGTGACGTACCCGAGCGAGGTCGAGTGGTTCGAGTGCCGCCCCGGCCACGGCTGCGCCGGTGAGCGGTACCGACTCGCCCACGCAGACTGGAGTGAAACCGCCCGCGTGGCCGAGGAATGGAAGGAGCATGCCCATGACACCGAGCGCAGGCTGAGCGGGTGCTATGTCCTACCTGTGGAAGTCCTCACCATAGGAGACACGTCCGATATGATACCTGAAAGGATGTGGGAATGAGGTATACGATACCGTTCCTTATAGCGGTTCTGTTGCCTTCGCCTGTCGAAGCTCACGAACATCGGCAGGCGAAGTGCACGTACCAGGATATAGACCCTGCGGTGTGGACCGTACCGGAAGTCAAAGCTACGATACGGTGCGCGGTGGAGAAGTTTCCCGTAAGCTCCGCGACCGCGCACTATATCGCGTACCGTGAGTCTCGGTACCGTGCTACTGCACTGAACAGTAGTAGTGGGGCGTGTGGTGTGTATCAGTTCATACCATCAACATGGAACGATATATCTTTAAGGTACTCACGATGGAAGAAGAGATGGAACCTCGGTGATGGGTGTACCAACGCACGAACGAATGTATTGTTCGCTATCAGGTACGCCCATCAGATAGGATGGGGACCTTGGGCAATCTAAAGATAGCTGTCGATGCTGACGGCGTACTCTACGAATGGAGTAAGACTGCGAGATACATGCTCCGGTCGTACAGAGACTATGACGTTGCTGGACCGATGGGGAAGGAATCAACCTCTTGGGATTATATACCTAAGAACGTAGCGCCTCAGGATTGGGATTGGCTCTGGACCGAGGGTGTAGAACTCGGACTGTTCCGGTACGGTCACCTCGTCACTGGTGCTATCGAGGGAGTGAACCAACTCTCCCGAGTAGGTGAAGTAGTCCTCGTAACCCATCGTCCGAAACAGGCGGTGAAGGATACCCTGGATTGGCTGAGTTACATCAACCTTCCGTTCTCTGGTATCCATATCCTTACCAACCAGGAACCGAAATCTATGGTCGATGCGGATATACTCATCGACGACAAACCAGATAATATCTTCGAGTGGGTCATGCACGCGAGATACGCTATCTTGTTCGACCGTGAGTGGAACCAGCAAGCGCAAGTCGGGATGCGAGCGAAAGGATGGAACGAAGTTGTCGAGTACGTCGAAGAAATCGGATACCAGATGGGCCAACGAAAGAACGGACGTACTGGAAAGGTTCTGCGCGGAACTGACGAAACCAACGAGGGACGGGTCGTCCAAACGACAGAGAGGAGATAAGCCACCGTGGTATCTAGACGAGAGTCACGAAGCAGCGATATTCTCGCACCTCGCCAGATGGAAGCGGGGAGAACTAGAGGACCCGGACAGTGGAGCGCATCCTCTGGTCCACGCCGCATGGAGATGTCTCGCTATAGCTTGCCAGGAAACCGGAAACGTACCGTAGAACCTGACCCGATGGTGTTCCTGGGGTACTGCCACCCTGGGGTGGTACGTCATGAGTTTCTGCGGTCGTTGCTAGCGTTGGTACAACACGTCGGGAACGAGTCCTTCCAGTTGATTATCAGTGATGCGTACACAGGACCACTGATTTCACGAGCGAGATGTATCCTTGCAGAGACGTTCCTTGCTACCCCGGCTCAGTATCTTCTGTTCGTTGACACTGATATAGACTTCGAACCTACCTTCATAGGTAAACTGATAGCGATAGATAAACCCATAGTAGGTGCTCTCTACTATGGGGTTCAGCATTCCGATTATTCTTCTTTCCCGACCGCTCTCCTGCAACAAGAGGACGGGTACTATAGACCTATCGGGGTGATACCCGATGATACGGCAGAGGTAGATGCGGTCGGGATGGGATTCACGCTTATCAAACGAGAAGTGGTAGAAGCGATAGGAGCAGATAGCGAGAAGCTATTACCTTTCGCAGAAGGTATATGGAAAGATAGAGTGGTAGGGGAAGACTTGATGTTCTGTCTTCGAGCGAAAGAGAAAGGATACAGTACATGGCTAGCGCCTCAACTTCGGGTAAGGCATATGAAGACGATAGCGGTTTGACGGCGTATGAGAAGGGATACGTAGAAGGCCGACAGGCGACACAGAAGCATATGAAGGGACAGATAGATTTCTTCCTGCGAGAGCGTGAAGAGTTCCTTGAGCGTATCCGAGAACTAGAAGCAGAGATACAGCATCTCCGTAGAACGACGGGCGAAGGATGAGGATAAGGGGCAGTAGCTCAGTCGGTTAGAGCACGGTCCTTATAAGGCCGGAGTCGTGGGTTCAAACCCCACCTGCCCCACTTATGGAACTATTACTCGGTTGCGGGTCTGCCCGTGATAAGCGTATCTATCCTCATAACCGTGAACACTGGGAACATCTGGTCACCTCGGACAATAACATCGCCCATGAACCTGATGTAGTGTGTGACCTAACGCGAACCCCCTGGCCCTGGGATGATAACACCTTCGATGAGGTACACGCTTACGAGGTGTTAGAGCATCTCGGACAACAGGGGGATTACGTTGCGTTCTTCGAGCAGTTCACGGAGATATGGCGTATCCTCAAACCTGATGGGTTGTTCTGCGCCTCCGTGCCGAGTCTAGATTCACCGTGGTTGTGGGGCGACCCGAGTCATACGAGGGTCATCGCTCCACAGACTCTCGTGTTCTTAGACCAAGAGGAGTATGGCAAGCAGGTCGGACGGACAGCGATGAGTGATTTCCGGTATCTGTACCATGCGGACTTCCGTACTGTGTGGAAGTCTCATGAGGGAGAATCGTTCTGTTTCGTTCTTCAAGCGAAGAAGAGTCCTTCTTCGTAGTCATCTTCCTCTTCCTCGATGAACTTCTTCAGTTTATCTTTCTCCCTCCTGTTCTTCGGAGGAGGGGTGTGGTTCTTCTCTTTCATACCGTTCCTTGAAATGTATCAGAGCCCAGCCGAGGAAACCGATGATGAGCCAGCCGGGGAACGTAGCTACGGTGACTTCGGTGAGAGTATCACCTTCGGCACGGGTAAGGATAGCTATGGTCTCGAAGACCAAGCCTATCCCTATCCATGCGTACCAGAACACCCGTGGAAGCTTCATACCAAGCTACGAGCCAATGCCACGACACCCGGCTTGTTCTCTGCGATAGCCCACCATCCACGACCCTTGACCTTGATGAGCACGTGACCGCTGTCCTGCTGGTTCCACATGACGACCTTACCAAGCTCACGAAGCTCGGCCTTCGATTCTATGACCTTGGTACCATCACGCACGATATGACGCCACACGCACTCGTACTCGACGGACGGGATAAGTTCTCCATCCTCCGGGTCTATCCAGTTCTGAACACACTTCGGGTAAAGCTGAGCAAGCGTTGCCATTATCCAGACCTCCGTGCGAAATAGTAGCCGATAGCGGCACGAGCGAACATATAGACCAGGGCTACCACACCTAGTGACTGTTCTCCCTGGTCCGCAGATAGGTACCCGACGACGACGGCCACCCCTGCCAGTATAGAGTCACGCACGACCGGGTGTGCGACCCACCATGCCTTAGCTTTCTCAAACATCTATGTCTTCCTCCTCATTCCAACGACGTTCATGGCGGTAAAGGTTCTGGTGTCGATTCAACCAGAACGCATGTTCCCGCAGCTGTATCTCTATGCTATCGAGTCTCATCTCTAGGGCGTGCATCACCTCTTCTATCCTAGCGACCCCGCTGCCGATGCTATGACCGTTCCCTGTGTCCTGGTCTTTCTTCACCTTGCTCGCTGTCCATGCAGCGAGCACAGCACCGCTAGCTCCTATGAGAGCAACGACGAGGGTAAGGATGCCGTCCATCATGCGCATGGGGGTCTACCATCAAAGTTCGGGTAAGCATCAACATGAACGTGAGTATGGTAGATGCCTGTGTAGGGGTTCCACCCCAAGTCCTTCCGCCAGATACGGTTCCCACATATCACGGTATAAACGATTCCTTCGAGGTCTCTGCCTTCCTTCTGTTCCTCTACGAGCCTGTTAGCGATGGTCCATAGTTGGTCCATCGTAGAAGCCCCGACATCGAGCGCGTTCGCCCAGGAGTGTTGGCTCCACGTCGAGCTACCCGCCACAGGGCGGCAGTTGAAGATGCCCCAGTTCTGAGCGAACGAGTAGTTCCTGAAGACCAAGGTATAGATGCGGTCGATGCGTTCGTTCCCTACGGTGTCTATAATCGGAGGAGCTATCTCAACCTTGCGGATGGTGTACGAGTCACCTTCCGTTGGTGCTATGACCAGCTTCGTTCCGAGAGGAGCGTTGACCATCCTGACCTTGACACGTTTCAATGTCTGGTTGAGGGGTCTCCAAGGACCCCATGCATCCTCTCCGAACTCGTGTGCTTCGCGGATACGGTAAGGTCCCGTCTCAGGGAGCAGCTTCACACGTAGTCGTTCGATAGCGAACTTCAGGTTCAGCGGCTTAGAGAACTCTCCTGTTCCTAGCTTCGAGGTCTGATACTTGACAGTCATGGTTCATCCTATGAGGGGTCTTATGACAGATGCGGGTATCCGCCATATCTTATAAGGACCTACTTTCATGGACCCGGGGAAACGTCCTTTCTCCACCCAGCCACGTATAGTCCTGTCATCTTTACCGAGCAATCGTGCTACCTGGGTGACGGTGATATAATCATCCTGTGGTTTCCCACATACCGGACATTCTATCGAAACTTTCACAGCATCTCCTAATACAGATAACCTACGTGAAGATGGTTATAATGGTCAGGTTGTCTCCATAGGATGTTAGAGAACCCGAATCTATCTGAATGCTGACTGAGCCAGTCATAAACTTCGTCGCCTATAGCAAGATTAGGTACCATCAGGTCTACGGCAGCGCCGTAAGCGTGTTCACTCGGGGTGTTGGTCCCCCTGATATTACGTGCGTTGAAGATACCGCCAGAGGAGACTTGCGGGAATCTGGATGTTACCGCGTTCAGGACACGCTCGCTCATGTTCATATACCTTGGGTCAGCTACCCCGAAGGATAGTCCTCCGATACCTGCACCAGGTCCGAAGCTTCGGCCCTGGCCACTTCTAGCTTTAGACGCGAGCAACGCGAGGGCAAGTGACTGAGCCGTGGAAGGACCACTTGACCGGACAGGAGCTATCTGTTTGAGTGATGGAGCCTGTAGCTGGATGTCAAGGATACGTTTACCTATCTCTGACAATCGTTGGTCAAGGTCTGAGGTATCGAAGGGCTGTTGTTCTGCCAATCGTCTAAGTGTGAAATCACTGGGCATAGCGGTTCCTCCATGAATCCAGAACAGCTTCCTTCTGCTGCTGCTGGTCTAGGAATAGTTCTTGGGGGTCATAGGCGACGGTCGGTAGACCGACGTACCCGAGTGGGTCTTTCCACCAAGGCTGCGGGTACTTCGGTTTCCCTGTTTCAGGGTCTATGATGACCTCGCCGCTACCGCTGTACCGTGCTCCGATATCCTCTCCGCCGACAGCGGCAGCTAGCCCAGTGAGGACGTTCACTTGAGGGAACATATTCTGCATCAACTTGAACGCACCAGGCGAGACCTTGTATCCCTTCGGTAGCTGGGTGATACCTGTTATCTCACCATCAGGTCCACGTATGACCCGCACCTTATTCCCGGCGAAGTCTTCCATCACGTCTCTGTCGGTGAGGGGTTCTCCGGTCAGGGTATTCACCCCCCAACCCATAGCCACCGCTGACTGCATGAGAGGGCTAAGCCCCTGGGTGAGAGATTGTCCAGCACCCAGCATGTTCAGTGGGTTGAGGTTCTTCGTACGTAGACCAATCATCTGGTCACTCCAGGTTCCTATACCAACCGTGCCGAGCAGGTACTCAGGAAAGTCCTTCGTCATCTCTGCGTCTAGACGCCCAAGCATGAGCAGCGTCGCAGCCTTGTACGGGTGGTCTATAGGCAGACGGAGGAGGAACTTCACCGAGTGTCGATAGAACGGATAGAACGGGAGGATGAACCTACGGACGACGTTCCGCTCCAACGAGGTCAGGTTAGCGTAGTCACCGAGCGTACTGTTCAGGTCTGCAATACCGTTCTGAATCACGGAAGGTCTGATACTCTCAGGTCCCAGCGTTTGAAGTTTCTCAAGCATCTGCATGTCCCGAGAGAACCCACCGAGAGATTGTCCTGTTATCTGTCGTCTGACAGAACTGGTGAACACGGACGCACGGAAAGCATCTTCGATAGCCGTGTTGATATCACGCATTCGGGTACTTGTTCTTCCTGTACCGCGCGCGAGTCTGGAGTAGATACTCATGAGAGGCTGATACTTCTCAGGTACCCTGAGAGCAAGTTCACTCGGTTGTCCTCTCAGGGTCTTATAGACGTTCGCAGTCTTAGGAGCGACGACCTCACCGAACCCGTAGTTCGTAACCCTCTGGGTTGCGCTAGCGAATAGCCCGCGCTCAACACCTTCAGGCAGCTGTCCCTCGAAGACGTACTCCAAGGTCTTCCGGTACTGTGCATCTTTCCGTCGTACCAGTTCAGTGATAGCAGCAGGGTCCTTGATAAGGCTGAAGATGATGTTACCGAAGGTGTTGTTCACCAGCCATCTGGGGCTGAAGGCAAGAACCATAGACTTCCAGACGTTCATCGGAGCGTCGTAGTAGAACCTGACTTTCCAACTCATCGCACGGGAGATATTCCTGTTGAAGTCACTCACGAGACGGTCGGGTACAGCCCAGAACTGGTCGCCTGTGCGAGCGTTCTTGAGCATCGTATCCATCGTCTCATTCATAGCTTCATCCAGTACCTTCTCAAGATTATCTATGATGATGGTATCCCAATCGTCTGTGTTCGCTAGCTTAGAAGAAGCAATCCCGTCCTCGAATATCTTATCGGTTAGTCGTTCTCGTAGCTTGACCTGTTTCTTCAACCCATCGAAGTTGATGAGTGAGTATCCAGGCATCTTCCCGGTTTCCCATAGTGGAAGTTCTCCGGGTGGAACAGGGCGGGAGAGCCCCTTGATTTCGTCGATGAAGTCTAGAACCTGACGATGCCGGGTTAGCTGGGTCGCTCTCAGGCTATAAACATCAGAGACCATCTTGTGTGCGTCTTGTATGCGCTGCGCTTCTATGATGTCGTCCGAAGCATTCTTGAACGCAGGTATCTTCCGATAATCTTCTACCGAATCCAAGAACTTAGGATGGATATAGTTACCTGTTTCAGCAAGAAGACCTTTCGACCTTCTGAGCGCATCGGGTTCTCCATAGTTGAGAGCTTTGAGGTTATGCATCCGTCCGAGATACCCACCAGGGCTGGACTTAGAAGGATTGATATGAGGATAATATCCAGGGAGAACAGAAGTGGGGAACTCGTTGTCAAGGTCTGTCCATCTATAGTTGAACACATCCTGCCAGAGTGCTACTTCCTTATTGAGTTTGCGACCATCTTCGATAGCAGGATGCATCACTTCGTCGAGCTTATCGGAGAACGCACGAGCGTAGTTACCATCCTTCGGTTTAGAAACATCCGTGAAGGTTCTTTCGACCCATGCTTCTATCCCGCCAGCGAACTCGGTGTTGTCGATGTCTGACAAGTCTATATGGTTCGAGCGACGGAGTAGTTCACGGATATTCTCTGCCACTATCTTCGTGAGTCCTGGGATAGCATCTTCAGGTGACAGACCAGATTGAATCAATATGTTCTGGTAATCCCTCATAGAGTCATAGAGACTCTTACGGTACTTCCAGTAAAGCTCTACCTTCCTGGGAAGGAAGGCGCGGTCAAGCATCTCCGCAGCGCCGAACAGCATCGGGTCAAGGTGTCGGAACTCCGGTTCCATCTGTTCGAGGTACCATATCGCTTTCACCTTATCGGCGGCCTTGTAGATAGGTTCATATCCATCAGGGTTCGCTAGGTGACGAACGATACCTTCATTGAACCCAGCAGCTAGCCGCTGTTGTGCGAGTATCTCTGTATCTATACGTTCTTTCTCTTCGAGGTGTCGGCGTATCTCTATCTGCTGTGCTTTAGTAGGCAGACCGTTCTTGCTCGCAGCAGCTTCTTGACGTATCTGTTCCGCTATAGCATATTCAGCGTCGCTCTTATCTCGTAGTTGATGTATAGTGGTCCAGGTCTTTCCTACCGCCTTCTGTGCTATCTCCATATCTGGGGTATAGAACTGAAGCTCGATGATTCTACCGTCCTTGGTTCTCACCCAAGCGTTGAAGGAACGGTATGCTCCGTACTTCGGGTTCATATCCCCACCCGTGTTCAAGCTGTTCCAGGTGGTAACGAGGTCAGAATCCGTCGCACGCAGAACTTCGTTCAGGTGAGCATCGACGTTCCTCATATCGTCGATGACCAGACCTATACGGGCAGGACGGTAGGTACTGGAAGGCCCATAGAACGGCGTGCTGAAGGTCTCAGCGTTCCGTGGCTGACCGTTTCCGTGAGCGTTGTCAAGTAGCTGTTGGAAGAACTCTACGATAGGTGTGTCGTTCAGATTGCTAGGTCGTGGTATCTCACCAGGACCCTTCGCCTCAGGGAAAGTCGTGGTGTATGGGGTAACAGGAGGAGGCATCGCTCCCCCGTTAGGGGCAGGTATAAGAGGTGGCAGGTCAGGGGTAAGCATGTCCTCAGGGAATGAGGGTAGACCACCTTCTGCGTTGAGGAATGCCATCGCTTCGTCACGAGTAGCGAAGGTGCCTGTGACGTACCCTGCTTCATCTGTCACCGCATACGGTTCTTCGGTGCGGAACCTCTCACGCACCTCCATCGGAATCTCAGGGATAGTTTCAGGAAGAACCTCAGGTGGGGGTATGGTAGACTTCGCAGGCTTCGCTTTCTTCGGCGGAACCTTCTTCGCCACCTGTTTGACTTCTGGTGTAGGTTTCGCTTTCGTAAGTTCCATCGGAGCGCTTATAGGGTTCCCCCTACGGTCTATCCCATGCTTCTCAAGTTCGGCATCAATCATTCGTCTCATGGTACTCGTGTCTATATCCATACCTTTAGCACGCAAGATATTCGCTTTCGCATTCGCTGCCCACACAGCCGTAGAGACCTTGGGATGCGATAGGTCTAGTCCCTTAGGAGCAACCTTGGTACCAGAAGCCTGTTCTGCTTCGTCTGCTGCGGCTGCCATCTTCGCTGCGAAATCCGTTTGTGCTGCTTGCTCCTCTGCTTCGGTAAGCCTGCTTCGTTCCTGAACATCAATCTTAGGCTTCGATTGAGGCTGAGTTCGAGGAGGTTTAGTGGTCTTAGGAGTTTCGGGAAGCTTGATACCGAGAGCTGCGGCTTGGGCAGCTAGGGCTGAAGTGTCGATATGCTCGACCACTTGCCAGTTCTCATCATGGGCAAGCTCAGGTCCGTTTCCATAATCGACCCAGGTACCTTCTTCGGTAGTCCTTAGGTATCTCGCTCTGAGATTATCGTCGGGCCATTCTATACGGGTCCCTCGACGGATACCTGCACCACCCTTCAGGTCTACAGCCAAGGGGTTGGGGAACAGCCCTCCCGTAGGGGTTTCCCTCCACATAGGAACTTTGGTTCCTGGCTGAACGTTCTCTAGACCAGCTAGGATATCTGGGTAGTCTATAGCTGTGGTGGGAATCTCCTTCCCTGCACGGCTCGTGTAGGACGGAGGGGTGAGCATCCCTGGTCCTATGTCTTCACCCACCCGTGCAGCTTCGATATAGGACGGGGCTCTGCCATCCCAGCT